TGTTTGTGATGGTTCTTTAAATGGTAACATCATAAATGAATCTCTTAAGTTACCACCTGGTGCATCTACATCTCTAAATTCACCTGGTTGAATAGACTGGGCGTCGTCTCTAATTCTAATACCACGCATTTTAAATCCAGCTGGCAGATTAGATAGCGTTCCCGCATCTAAGAGCTGTCTTAAAGCTGCGGTCGCTGTTCTTGACAGTCCACCTATCATGTGGATTAAACCGAAACCATAGAAACCTAAACCTGGTAAAAATTTGAAGTGTACAAAATATTGTATTTTATTTCTCTTTGGATCACCTACTTCATAATTTCTTCTGATAGATAATATTTCTCTTGATCCTTCTTCCAATGTTACAATGTATGGAAGTTTAATTCCTGATGGTTCATTTGTTTCTTGATTAACATCTTCAAAACCTTCTAAATCTAAATCAACATGACATTCCAATAGAGTGTATACATCTTCGTTCTTTGCTTTCTTTACACCCTCTAGTTCTCTCTCTTTTTTCTCTACATCGGTTTCAGTATCTTGTGGTGGAGACAATTCAATGTCTCTATAAAAACCTGCAACTTGTTGTTTTCTTAAATCGTTTTCAGAAATTTTTACTTTATGAATGATTGCTTCCGCATCGTCTAATGAGGTAGCCGTGTACGGAACAACCAAATCATCCGCAGGTACAAATTTTGAAACTGCTCTGCCTTCTACTTCATCGTAATAAACTTTTTTAAAAGTAGAACCTGCAAGTGGCAGATGAAATAACATAGAATCAAACTCTGGTTCGTATTCTTTCATTTGATCCATGATTTGATAATTCATGAAATCTTTTACACGAGTCGCTTGTAAAACTTTATCTGGAGATTGTATTCCTAAGATTTGCGTTCTGACTGGTCCATCAGCTGGGAGTAACTCCTTATAAGCGAGCGCTTGAAACTGCGTAACGGCTTCCGCCAAAACAGGATGCGTAGCACCCGAAGCACCTTGAAACGGTTCCGATCTGTTGTCATATTTAAATCCTAATAAATCTAAACCTTGAGTATACGACTTTTCCCAATCTTTTCTAGACATAGAATAGTCCATATATTTTTGATTAAGTTCTGAGCCTAAAGAACCTAAAACTTCATCAGGTAAAAATTCTGCTAAGTTTGAATAATGATCTTCACCACCTTCAGGGTTCGCAGCTTCTGGATCTAAATTAATATCAACCGATCCATCTTCATTTTCTTTTACTTCGATATCATCTGGTGATTGTTGTTCTTCTTCAATAGCTTCTACTACCTGTTCTTGAATTTCTTCTTCCCCAGGAATATTTATTTCCTTCCTAGGTTCGTTTGGAAGAGACTTGTCTATGTCTGCCATTTATTTTCTCCGTTAATTTGACTGTTTTAACAGTATTGTATTTAATATTCAAGCCTTGAGACTGTGGACCTTTTTTTGGTGGAGGACCACTTTTTTTACCTTTAGAATACATTATTTAATTCCTAACTTCTTTTTTATAGTTGGTCCTAATCTGTTTACGTCATAACCCATATCTTCTAGCTCTTTTACTGAAATATTTTCAGGTCCAAGTTCTTCTATCAAATCATCTATATCTTCTAACCCTTCATCAATATCTTTCATTTTGCCATCGGTGTCTGGTCTGACTGTATATTCATCATAATCACTAGAAACAACTCCTGTACGTTCATCTGGTTGATTTTTAGTCAAAGTTAATTCTTGCTCTTTGTATCCACTGTAGCCATCTGGATCTCCTTTTCTAATTTTAATCTGTACACTACCTGTATTTAAATCTTCATATAATTCATAATCTGCATCTGAAGTTCTATAAGTAGTAACCTGTTCTCTGGGTTCTCTAGAAAATATTTCTGTTTCATCTTTTCCAAATTTTTTAATTTTGTTTATAAGTTTAAAAAAATATGATGGAACATTTTGTGCCGTCGAAACTGCTTTTTCTGCTACAGGTGCTGCGATCTGTGCTAAATCAAAAAATCTACCGACAAGAGGTAATGATGCAAGTCCACCTAATATCTTCATTGTACTTCTTTTATTAGGATCATCTGGTCCATCAGCAAAACCAACACGGCCACCTAATTGGTAGCCTCTATATTGTTTTGCTGCATAGTCTTCTAATAAATCTTCTTGATATGGGGTTGCAGTTAATCGATCTGCTTCTTTTAACATATCTTGTGTTCTTTCTTTTAATGTTCCTAATCCAGTTAGAACAGTTCCAACAGGAGTAGATAGTCTTGCTGCTTTAGCCATTAAAGGTCCTAATCTTTTAACCGTTTCTGGAAGTAACAATTCTACTCCAACCAGGGGATCAACTGTTGCATCAACAATATTTTTTCCCTCATCTAAATTTTCTTTAATAGTCATTCCAGCATAAGTTCCAGCAACTGGTAAAGAACCAATTGTTTTTAGAACTGGTTTTGCAACAGTGCCTACACCTTTTCCTATATCTTTTAAAAGGTCAGTGCTAATAGAACCTGTTTCACCTGGAGCAACTTCTGGTTTTAAAATATTTCCTGTAATGTTTGTATAAGCTTTTCTTGCTTCAGGATTTTTTACATAAGTGCTAATAACATCTTCAGCTTTATCTGCAAAATTAGTAAATGTTGGTTTATAACCAACTTTACCTACACCTTTAACTCTTAATTCAACTTTTAATTCATTTGCTTTGTTTATAATGTTGTCAACTTGTGACTGATATTTTTTATCTTCATAATGATTATTTAAAAAAGTTTCAGCGTTATTTTTAAAATTTTTATGAATTGATTCTGGTAAAACTTGTAGATTTCTTAAAAAACTACCTCTACCTTTTGTTTGACCTTGTACAACTGGATCAATATGTTCTACTTCCCATATTCTTCTATTTTTAATATCTGTAAAGCTTGGAGACTTTTTATATATTTCTCCTGTTTTAGGATCTACGGCAGTAGATAATTTATTCATTACTTCTGTATCTTCTAAAATATAATTAGGATTTTCTTTTATAATATTACCAATAGTATCTAATCTTTTTTCAAAATCTAAATACTTTGCTTTTTCAGATGCAGATAACTGTTTATACGCATCCGCTTTAATTGCTCTTCTAATATTTTTTCTTAAATATTTTTTACTTAAAGCTTCTTGTTTAATTTTTGGATCATATTCAAATTGACCTGTTTCAGGATTAAATTTTTCGCTTTTCTGAAATGTTCTTTGGTATTTAACTTTTTTTTGTTGTTTGTTTGTGTAAGCTCTCCACTGTTTTAATTCTTGTGGAGATAACATTTTTTCTGCTTTTTTTAAATTTGGAACAGGTACATTTTTTGTTGTTCCTATTCCTTTTGCTTCTAATGGAGTTCCTTTTAAAGGTTGATTCCAACCTTCTATATGAGGTGTATTTGGATTTTTAATTCTTTCTTGAATGTAACTCATATAATCTTCAGGTGACATAGATCTTTCATATGAAACATATTTTCTAAACATTGTTTCAGCTTTTTCTTTTGAAAGTGGAACTTTATATGTTCCTAATTTAGTTTGATTATAAAGCTCTGTTTTTTTAGCCGCTGCCTTTTTAAAAATATCATCAATGTCATAGTTATTTGATTCTAATGCTTCTTTAAAAACACTTTCTAAATAAGCTGGTCCACCATATTGAAAATTAACTCTGCCACCAATAGCTTTATCAACTCTTCCAAACTCCGATGGTTTGTATCCAGGTTTATCTTCTTGTAACCATTCTTCGAATGTAAGATCTTTGTATTCTTCTCCTCTGGACACATAATCTTTGTACGTGCCACCTGTAGCAAAACCCTCTCTTTGTTCTAAGGTTGCAACTTGAGATCGTAGTAATGCAGGATTGAATGAGTCCGACAAATAGGACATCATTTGATTGTATTGATTTATCTTCATTACATACCCATTAAGTATGATAGTCCACCGGACGCTTGTTTAGTTCTGCTTGTGCTTTTTAAAACTTCAATTATTTTTTCAGTGTCCATACCTTTTTGGCCCATTGTCATAGCTTCATCAAGAGTTGCTAATACTTCTGCTTTGTGTTGTGGATCTGGATCATTAATAATATTATCCAATAAGCCTTCATCTATACCTGGATATTTTTTCATGAGTTGTAATCTTTCGTTTGCTTTACTTGATTGTATTTCTTTTGTAACTCCAGGAAATTTTTTTTCTAACTCTACGTCAACATCATCGAATACTTTTTTTGTAAAACCAGGAAGATTATCTGAAGCTTTTATAATCTCATCATACGCCTCACCGTACGCATCTACAATATCGTATTGATCAACAAGATCTCTATCTACATTAGCGTTCTCTAACATGTTATCAATAGCCACGTCTGCATCTACTTTCTTATCTCCAGATGGTATTAAATCTTCTACAGCTTCTTTAATTGCTTGTTTTAATTTTTTGGCACTGCCGAATATTTTTATTAATTTAAGTCCTGTACCAAAAGCATAGCTTGCTCTAGTGATACCACCCATATTGTTTTTCTTTCTGCCACCTATATCAAACTCATCTAATACCTTTTTATTCTTAGCATCCTCTGCTGCCTCTTTCATGACACGCTCTGCATCTAAAATACTTTGATCATACTGACCTGCACCTTTTGTTTTAATTTTTAACGGTGGCATCTCTGATCTAAAAATCTCTTCGTAATGTCTCATAGACTCACCTCTGCTCAATGAATCAGCCATGTCATCAGCTGCCTCTAATGCATCTTCACCATAATATCTTCTAAATACATCAATTGGATCGTCTTCCATCATTGGAGAATAGTTATCAATTTTAAATTGATCACTCTCTGGTAATTTTAATCTACCCTCTTTTACCTCTGTTCTTAAAAACATTCTAATTGCAGTTCTTAAATTACCCTCTGCATATCTACTACCACCTGGAACTCTATAATCTGGATTTTCTCTTTGAAACTCCATTCTATAAGTTTGAAAAGGTTTAGATTTATCTTTTGATCCAACGGATTTTCTAAAACCAGTTGCAGCATCTATTGCATCTTCAAGTATAGATTCTTCAGTGACTTTATTTTCGTCTAATGTTTTTTTTAAATTTTCTGCTTTTTTAGCTATTTTGTCTGTAAGAGTAAGTATACCTTCTCCTTCTCCAAGAGGATCACCTTTTGCAATATCTTTGGTTCTATCTTCTACCGCCTTTGCATTTTTACCTTGCTCAAAGGTATCATCAATTTTTTTCTTTACGTCGTCTTTTAATTCACCAAACTCTTTTCTAGCGGCGTTGTATGCATCGTCTATCTTTTTAATATCACCTTTTTTAACAAGGTTGAATAGTGATATAAGAAATCTAATAAGTGGTCCCATTAGTAATACGTCCTTTGTTTTTGTGGTAGAGGTTCGTCCTGATAGTCTTCAGGATGTTGTATAAGTCCGCCTTGTCTAAATCTCATTACTGCTTGTGTCATACTATCTACCAAATCGTCATGGTCACCGTATGGAAAAGCGGCACATTCTTCTATTACGTCCTGCGCAAACTCCATTTCGGTGGGCGCCCATATTCTCCCTGACTCAAACAGAGGAGAAACACTGTTAACTCTTGTATGTTTATCATTTCCTTTTGATGGTGTAAAGTTAATTACTGGGATACCCATTTTCCTTAATTCATACGTCAAAGGCAGTCCTGATGCTTTAGACTCAATGATAACTGTTTCCGGTTGCCAGTATCCGTATTGCTCAAGCGCGATCCTACGTAGTTCAGGAAACTCGAACCTATCTTTCAATGCATCAAGGAGCAAGAGGCATGGACCACTATCCTCGTCAGGTGTAAACACTCCCCATGTTGTAATAGCAGAATAGTCAGCTGATTCTTTTTTCATGAATGCTGTATCATAGCTTTGTATAACATGTTCTAGTTTAGGAAGATCTCCTTCGTACTTTTGCCACCACTCACGTTTAATAAGTGCTCCCTCTTCTGATGTAGGGTTCTGCATATATTGTGCATTCCACTTTGAACCAGGAATCGAGGCTTTGACAGCTTCCAAATCTTTTATGTTCCAGTATTCAGGCCACAGGGGTTTGCCGGATGGCATAATCGCAGGGAACTCAATTACCTCCCATTGATCAGCTTTAGGTTCTTTTTGTGCAGATATTAATCTACCTGTTAAATCTTTTTCGTTCCAACGAGTCATTACAATTACAATTGTACCACCAGGTTGAAGACGTTGACGTGGACCAGAAGTATACCACTCGTATGTTCTCTCCAATGCAGCAGAGTTCATGGCATCTTGTTCAGTATGTGGGTCATCAATAATCAAAAGGTCTGCACCTCTTCCTGTGATTGCAGATCCAACACCAGCAGCATAATATTCACCACCTTGTTGAGTCTCCCATTTACCAGCAGCTTGACTATCTTCTTTGAGTCTTGTTTGAAATACTTCTTTGTATTCTGCAGAGTCCATGAGTTGTTTTGCTTTACGACCGAACCTTACAGATAATTCTGTTGTGTTAGTTGATTGAATAATTTTTAGTTTAGGATTACGACCTACCATCCAGGCAGGTAAAAGATAAGATGCAAACTCAGACTTAGTATGTCTAGGTGCCATATTAATTATAACACGCTTTATCTTTCCATTTGCAATATCGTTAAATTTTTTTGCGACACGTTTATGATGGGACCCTTCTACAAAATCAGGCCAAACGTGTTTTACAAAAGCCATGAAATCATTTCTGATCTGAGACTCCTTTTTCTTCTCTTGCCATTTAGCCATGTATAAAGCTAATTGTCTTTTTACATCGGGCGGTAACTTTTCAAATTTTTTTAATTTTTCTATATCTATTTCCATATGGTACCAAAAAGTATTTTATG